ACGCAGTGCACGAAGCTCAGTGCGAGATACCTTGTGACGCTGCACAACATACTCTACTTCTTCCATGCTACGAGCTTCAGGATCAGGGTAGAAGTCCCATACAGAAACATGCTCCGTCTTAGGAACAGTCTTGATCAGAGGGTCATACTCACCTGCTTCATTCCAGTTGGGATACTCTTTATCTACAGCAAACGGACCCTTCATGACGCCAGTGCCAAGAAGTGCCATCTCGAATGCCATGCTACGGAGGTGAGTAGACGCACCCGACTCCATAAGCTGATCGTGAATCTTCTTCTCCATCTTCTTAGCTGCAATCATAGCAGGATGGAACGTGACAGTGGTAGGACCAGTGCCTTCACCTTCAATCAGCTTCTCAGACACAGGAGCAAGCTTATTCTTTAGAGGGCCAAGACGTGTCTGCAGATCACGGAGAGTTTCACCGGGCTTGAGCTTAGTGTCAGGACCAATGAGGTATGGCTTAGCGGGTTCGTCTTGGAAGGCAGTCTTAAGCGCATCCGTAGCCGTATATACATTAGGATCAATGTTCATGTGAACGGCTGCAGAGATACCATCAGGCAGGACAGAAGGCTCAACAGACAGAGGGAACTTGTTGTTACCGAAGAGCACGTCTACGATCTGACCATATGCTGCCAGCGTCTTAGTCTTCGTAACCTTGATGAACACACGAGACTTTTCCGTATCCGTGAACTTCACATCAGGACCGTAGATACCACGATAGTTGCGGTATGCTTTCATCCAACGTTCTTCGTCACCACGTCGTGCGTCTTCTGAACGCTTGAAACGACCCTCAACGAAAGATACAATAGAGGAAGCTGAAGAGATGATTTTATCATCAGGCTTCTCTGCTGCAACCACTTCATCCGTTTCAAACGGTGTTTCGTCCATGTCTGCCATATTCTATTTCCTTAATACCCGAAGGTGGGGTCTGAGGCTTGGAAGCCTGTCCGTTGAGTTGCAGGGTTAAAGTCCCAGAGGGAGCTACGGGGTCTAGTCATTACGCCATAACGGATTGCGTCATACAGGTGGTCTTCAGCATTCGTGTCTACGTCTTCAGGGTTCTTACGATCCAGTGGAATAGTAGGTAACTGAGCTAAGACGTTTGTGCACGTAGAGAAGAATACAAGGCGAGGCTTCTCAGTGAACTCATCAATCTGTAACCTACGATGCAACTCGTTCTTACCTGCTACACGAGAGCCTCTTGAACGGTCAGACGGACGCCAGCGGCAACCCTTCATGTTCATCTGCTCAGCTAGGCTAGGTCCAGTGTCACCACGTTTATGCCACAGCGAGGAGTCAAGCACCCCATACCTTATGCCACCATCTTTAGCTTCTGCTTCAAGGATAAGATCAGCGAGATCGGTTGCTGTGACCTTAGAGCAATATAGTTCACGGTAAACGATAAGTTGTTCGTCGGGTGCAACGGCAAACCACACGACACCAGTATAGCTACCATATCCATAGTCACAAGCCCTAAACTTCATCCATGAGGATGGGATTTCAAACGGTTCGATAACGTGGATGCTACGTTTAAACTCAGGGAATGCCGCACCTTCGTTGGTATCCCAGTTACCTTCAAGTAGTTGTTTCCTTTGGTGCTCAGGCAGGGAGAGAAGCATAGCTTCATACTCACCAGTCTCAGCCAAGTAAGGGTTGTCAAAAAGGCTTGCCGGAATGAAACGACGTTTGAACAGGGGTTGCCCTGCTTTACTATGACCTGCAGGAAACGTAATAGTCTCGCCCGTCTCAATGTTAGTAGCCCAGAAGGCTTCTCCCCAACGAGCAGGATCAATGAATGTCTTCTTGACCCAAGAATGCCCAGCGCCACCAGGGTTAGTGGTAGCCCTCATATACAAACCTAACTCGCTACTATGTGCACTACGTAGACGTGAACGCATGTAGTCCCAAGCAAAAGGTGTAGGCCACTGCGTAAGTTCGTCAAAGCCAATCCAGTTAAACGCCTGACCTTGGTATCGTGTAACGTCCATATCCTTATCTAGGTAGGACATCCACAAGCGACCACCACGAGGTGTAATCCATGAGGACTTACGTTCTGACCACTTAATACCCGGAATAGCACGAGGGTATAACTCTTGGCTCTTCTGGATCAGTTCACGTAGTTCTTCCGTAGTGTGACGCACAAGCAACCCAGAGAAGTTAGGGTTGTTCAAACCATGAAGAGGGTCTGCAAGCATAGCGTAGGATTTACCACCACCTGCTGCACCACCATACAACACTTCCCTTTCCGATGCAGATAAGAACTGCGTCTGGGGGCCGGGGTTTGGTTTGAACACAATGTCCTGTGCTTCTTCCACGTTAAACTCAGCAGCCATCGCTTGAGCAGGAACTGTGGGAGTAGCGACAGTTTCTACTTGCTCACTCTTCTGGTTGGACTTCCGAGTATGCCCCGACCCCGCCTTTTTCGAGCTTCTCGATTTCCGCAAGGGTTTCTTCGAGCCGCTTGGCGAGTCTGCGTTTAATAGCAGATGCTTTCTTACGTCTTCGCTCAACTTCTACTCTTTTCCTTAATCCAGCTTCTGTTATCTGTCTACCTGTTTGTTTAGTCAACCAAGCAGCAACATTCTTGTAGCTGTATTGTCTTAAGTGTTGTTTCGCTAGTTCTAACGCTTCAAGCTCATCAGGGATAGGTTCATAGAGTTTGTCATTGTCAGGGTGGATGCGGTAGCCAAAAGGAACAGCTAGCTTTGAAACTCTAGCTATAACGTGCCACTCTCTTTCCTTACCCTTCTTAGGCTTGGGTAGTTCCCAGAATCCTAAGTCTCTATCGTAGTCGTATCCTGCCACAGCTTACTCGTTGTTGCCTTCTTTAGGAGGGAGGTAGAAGATACCGCCAGAACCAGAAACTTCCATCTTCTCTACTTTACCAAGTCCTGCACGATCAAGCAAGTCTTTTGCTGCAGTCATCTTCTCTTTGATGCCAAGCTCAGTCGGATCAGAAAGAGCACCAGTCATAGCCATAGCAGCTTTAGGTGCAATACGTGCAAAGTAGGTGCGGGTCGCATCTGCGATCTCATCCTTAAGAGCTTCAACGATAAGCCGTGTCGGAGTGTTCTCACTGTAACCTGCCAGCTTCTTAGCAAGCACAACATCGCCCCCAGCCTCATCAAAGAGAACTTCAAGGAACTTCTGTTGATTCTCTGTCAGGTTACGTGCCATAGTCACTTTCCTTTTACTACTTGACGAAGCTCACCACGAGTAACGCCAATGTCTTTAAGCTGCTTATCAGT